ATTATTATTGGGAGTCTCGATGGACTGATTAATCTCAGAAAGTGAAACTTTTTTATGAGACGACATTTCTCACTACTTCTTTCTAAACCTACTTTTTCAATATTTTCTATTAAAGAAAAATAAGATTGACTTTAAACTATTAAAACAATGAAAACTATATGAAAAACATTTAGTTTTTTCATAATTTTTTCGTAACGCCCCTTAATTATAACACAAAATATGATAAAAACTTAAGAAAATTCAGGACCTGATTTGATATTTAGGATACGACAAAATGTTGTATCCTTTTTCTGCAAAAGAATACCAAGGAATACCAAAGAATAAAATAAAAAACGCTGTAAAAACAACGTTTTAGAAAGATTTACAAAACAATGCAAAAGAAAAATGGAGCCGGTGGGAGTGTATAAAATATTATTAAATCAATGGTTTTCTAGATTTATAACTCCTTTTGTAGCTCTTTTTAAAATATTTCATTATCTGCTTTCATTTCAGAGCAAACAAAAAAACCGCTAGCAAAAGCCAGCGGTTGAGTGTAATTAAATTTTGAAAGTCTTTCTGTATTTTTCTATTTAGTAGTAATGAGGCCATCAGGCTCGATTGTGAATTCTGCTTGTTCAGCCAATCGCCCATCTTCAAGCATGAGGTAGTATCCACCGTTGTACGGCACGAAAGTATTCGATACCATGTCGCCATTCTCTGAATTGAGGTAATACCATTTCTCATAGTATTTTACCCATCCAGTCTGCATGGTACCATCCGCATTGAAGTAGTACCACTTGCCATTGATTTTCTTCCAGCCACTGTTGGCCATGTATCCGTCCTTATCGAACCAATACCAGTTGCCATCGGTGTGCTTCAACCATTGATTAGCGTACATATAGCCATTATCATCAAAGTAGAACCAGTTACCGTTGATTGCTTCAAATTTAGATGTTGGATATGAGGCATCTTTACGGACCCACCACCAACCAGTGTCGTCATACTTCCAGCCCGATTCATCTTCTTCAGGCGGTACGATATAACCAACAATCGAATCAACAGAGCGTTCATTGTATCGACAAGGACCGCCAACGTCAAGATAGTCCCAGTTACCGTCAATGTTCTGCTCAATTGTCTTGATTGTAGAACCGTCCGAATCTTCATAGACAAGTCCAGTATGCCCATAATTCACACCATCGCCTGCCACAAAGTTCTTAACAAAGAACCATCCAGCCTTAGGATATTGAGCACCATAAACCACTTGTAAGCCTGCTGCTTCTGCGGACCGTAGCAAGTCAATAGCATTGCCCCATAGACGAATACCAAAGTATTCATAGATACCATAGCAAGTAACATCGGCGCATTGGTAGCCGTACATTCCGTCGTAATCTACCCCAGTCCCTGCATCCGCATGAGCGATGAGGTCGTTAATCATATCTTGTTTTTTAGGCATTCGCATCGTTTCCTTTCGGTACTTCATACTCAAGCGCTCTGTCGCTATCTTTAATACCAGCGGTTGTCGGGTCAGTAACCACTCCAAGCAAGACAAGAATATAAACGAATGTATTCACTCCGTCTTGAATGTTTTTTGGAATTTCAAAACCGAATTGTTGAGCCATAAGAAATGCAGCTCCCAAAAGAGCGATTAAAGTGACTTTATTTTGTAAGCGTAATTTCCAGTTGATTTTATTCATTTTCTTTCTCCTTTATTTCAACTTCGACTTTGTCTTTCTGGTCAATATTGATTAAAAATTGGCCAAGTTTCCTTGCATTATCTTTCTTGATTTGATTGATATAAGGTTTTAGAAATTCTGGAAAAGCTAAACCAATCATCTCCCAATTTTCGATTACTGAAAACAGATAATTGAATGAGAAAAACATAGTCCAAGCAATTCCAAAGCTACGAAAACCTAGAGAACGGGCATACATAGCTACTAGCAAGATTACAAGAAAGACAATGAAATGACGAATCAATCCCATTGTCCCAATCTTGCTATCAAATCGCTTAGTCTTGAATGCCTTGATATATCCAGTTATGATATCTAAAATCATCAACCAAAAAAAGAAATGGATGTAAGGGCTATATGAAAGATTTTTGAGGTGTTCTAATAATTCGTGAAATGCTAAATCTTGCATAAGCTACCTCTTATTGAACAGGCTGAGTGTCTAACTCGCTAGACGGTTCTTCCTTCTTTGGTTCAGTCCATTTCCAAATTCCTAGTTTGCCGTTTTGCTCAAGGCTCGCAAGTTGTTCAAGTGTTTGTCCTTGATAAGTAAATGGCTCATTGACTTGAATCATGACACGTTGGCCTTCTTGAAATTTCTCAACGTGGTTTGGATTTTCAAGCGTAAAAATTTCTTGCGATTGGTAAGTTTTTCCAGTTTGTCCAAGGTCAACCAATTCAAGGCCACGTTTATATAATGTAGGGTCTAGTGGATGGTCAACATCGGTCACACGAACCAATACTGCCCAATCTGCAACGGCTTTGACTTCTGCAATTTTAGCATCTTTCTCAGCTAGCTTGGTTTCATATTCTTGCGCTTGTGTTTGTAAGTCTTCTTGTAACTTCTTCACGCCATCTGCTGGATTGAATTCAGTCGTTACTTGAGCAATAACCGCCTTAATCAAATCCTCGTCTGAGTCGTTCACACGGTTACCAATCAAAACACGGTCAAAAGCTGTATATGGTTCTTCTTGGCGAATTGCTACGAAAGTACGCTTATCGCCTTGTAAAAATTTATTAACTACTGTAAATGTCATATATTATTGTTCCTCTTTATCTTTTTCTGCTTGTAATTGCTGTAATTGTGCTTGTGCTTCTTTGTATAGTGCTTTGTAGTTTGCGCATTCAATCGTTTTATTTGCGAGTTGAATCGCTAAGTCGTTAATAACTTCGTCTGCTTGGTTCATTGATTATTTATCTCCATTCCAGTATTTAAAATAGTTGTACGGAAGTTTCGCTCCACCGTCAGAAAGAACCCTAAAATTCCAAAAAATGTCATTTAAAATAATTTCAAGCGACTTGTTTTTTATCCAAATTGTTTCAATGTTTCTAATCTCATTCTTGATATTATCAAAGATAATGCCTTTCGGGTCGTTCGCATTGTATAACATAGCTATTTCGTCGCCGTACAAGTTGATGGCGGTTGTGTTATCATTTGTATTCCATATTTGAATACCGGCTGAACCTTCGTCCATGCCAATTTTACCTTTAGAGTTTGACATTAAAGCAGTATATGAACCGGGTTTTCCATAAAGTGCACCTCGTTCGAACATAAGATACTGAATAGGCCTTCCAGCAAATTGATTTCTGATACCAACGCCTGCTTGGTTCATTTCAATCCAGCCGGTCTGTAAGTCAAAATCAGTATCACCATTCAAGGATGATAGCTTGCCACCTCGGATAATATTTGCTGTCAAACCGTCTGCGACAACATTTTTAGCAGAAATATTGATAATTCTAGCTTGACTTGCGTCAATTTCTCCAATATGAGCCGTGCCAATTTGAGCATTGCCAATCATAGATTTTTTAATAACGCCGTCTTTAATATAGGTTTTTTCTCCGACTGAGATTAGTCCCTCGTTGATTTTAACTGAACCGTCAGGGTTTAGGTTGATAGCGCCTAGCACGTCACCGGGGCTATTCAGAGTTCTAACAGACCATGAGTTAGAAAGCAGTGTCATTTGTGTCCGTGTTGCTTCCAAGGTTCTTTTTGTTTCCTCAGCCTTTTCAGCAACTTGAATCGCCCGCGTTTGAGCGCTTTCTGCTAGTTCTTTAGCTTCTTTTGTCTGTTTGTAAGCGTCGTCAAATTGACTAGGCTTGTATGGTCCAGTTTTTGAACCACGAACCAATATAGGCTCTTTGAACTCAACCCAGCCATTTTTAGCCAAATAAATGTAAAATGGATAGTTTGCATCCTCACCAAAAGCAAAATCTTCTTGGACCGTGAAAGTCTTTTGGAATTCTTGCCATTCGTTCAATGGTGGTCTATTTTTGCCAATGTCAGACCATAAAAGGATTTTATTTAAGCCATGGTTTTTGACATTGAAAGCAAAAACGCTGTCTGGATATGCTCTAATACGATATTTAAATCCGAGCGTGTAAGTTTCATCTCGATAGATTTTTTTAACGTAGATTGGCAATGAAAAACCTGACCAATTATAACCAGTAAGCCCTTGAGCCTTGATTGTAAAAATACCATTATTAACAGAAATATCAGCTTTCGGGTTGTTGTTACCGACAAGTGTATGCTTATTCATTGTCATTGAATTGACAATCAAGTTGTTATCATCTGTTACATACTTCCCGACTTCCGTTTGGAAAATCTCGTTAGTCATAACCAAGCGTGAAATCTTATCGGGTAAGCCTTGTTCTGTATTCCCTAAGATACGCTCATATAACTGACTTGTTTCCTTGACTCTTTGGAAGTCCGTCTGATTGACCTTGCCAGCCATTTGCGATGTGATACTTGCAAATTGACCGTCTACCGTCTGCTTATACTGAGCAATCTTTGTAACAATATCATTGTTTGTCTGCGTGCTTATCGCACTAAACCGACGTTCAAGACCTCTCACATCCTCCTGATAAGTCGATTTACCCACATAGTCCCTTGTAACCAGATCACGGACTGCTGTCGCTTGTCGTGCGCTCTCTTCTCGAGTGTATCTTCTCAATGCTTCTTGTCGCTGACCGTCTTGATCAACATAACTCTCGACTGCTGACATTTTAGCAGATAATCCATCAGCCGTTTTCTGGAATTCTGTTTTTGCTAGGGTGATTTCGTTTTTAGCTCCAGAAATTAAATTGTTCGTATCAGTTTTAAGCTTGGCAAATGTCTCAGTCAGACCAGTCACATCTTGTCTGACCTCTGATTTCGTCGCAAAGCCATTCATCTGCCCGGTCATCCGACTAAGAGCCTCTGTGGTCGTTCTACGATATTCTGAAGATTGATTTACCTCACTTGTGACCGTCTGTTTCAAGGCATCCAGGTTACCCGACAAAGCCGTTTGAGCTCTTTCCGCTGTCACCTTGAACGTGTTTAAATTCTTAACGTTCTCGTCTGCGATTTTCTTTGCTTCTTTGGCTAAATCTTCACTTGTTCCAGCCTTTTTCAATGCTTCGTCAGTTCTGCGTTTGTTTTCTTCGCTTGCTTGTTCTGTTGCTTTCTTGACTTTATCGAATTCTTTTTCAAGCTCCGCTGTATCAAGTTTTAACTTTTTAAGCTCCCACTCCGAACCATTCCAGATATACATTTCTGTATCTTCGCCAGCCGTTAAGTAAAGAATATCACCACGTTTTATTGTTCCGATTGGCTCGTCTTTTGGTTTAGTTGCACCATAATAGACCGTATTCTTGCCATCAGCACTAACAAGCGCCCTTGTAGCGACCGCCAGAGCGCTTTCTGCGAATTCTTTACTTTGTCCCACGCTGCGAATGATTGAGCCTTCAGAGCTTATTTGTTTTTGAACGCTTCCGATATCGTTACAAGTGACTTTATGGTTAATCAAGCGCCCCGTAACGTCATAAGAACTTTCAAACGAAACAATCCGAATTTTTTCTCGGAATCCTATCGTTTCGTTAATAGCCATGATATAATCGCCCGCCCGCGGTTGCGTGTATTGATAACCGGCTCTGGTTAAATCTTCCATATCAAGCTGGACTGATATCGAATATGAGTTATCCACTTCAAATTTTAAGCGCTCTAACAACTTACCGGTATCTTTATAACGTTCATCCGTTACTGGTTCGCCTTCAATACGTCCATAGATACGAGCTAGTGGACTTTCATATTCAGACGTATATCGTCCCTTGCTATGGTCTTCTTCATCCTTCCACGCACCGAGCCCGCGTTTATATGTAATGAATTTGTTGATATTCTTTTCAATCACTAGTTCATTCATATTGAAATTTTTTCGGACGACCGTCGAAAGATCCGCACCGATTTTTTTAGTAATTAAGACAACTTTCCCGGAAACGGAAAACTCGAGCCCAGCAGCTTTTACAATGTCTTTTAACATTTCTAAGCGCTTGGCATTTCCGAAGTTCTCCTTACGAATAGAATTCACTCTTACGCTTGGCTCAATCTGATATCGATAACCGCTATCTTTAAAGATGGCTTCAATATACACTTCAAAACGATGTGATCCGTTGAATTCGGTATAACAATTTGAGTGTTCAAAGTCATAAAAGAATTGGTGAACGGCGTCGAAGGAAACGGAAAGATTGTGCCCCTCGTCCCGAGGCTTGGCGTAAACAATGCTATAAAATTCTCCGTTAAGCTCAAATTTCCATCCACGGTCAATTTCAAACAAAACTCTATCATTTGAAATAATAGTCCCTGAAACTGAACGCTCACCATTTACGGCATTTTTGACCGTGAATTCAACTTGTGCTCCGAAGCCTTCGCCTTTTTCATTGTAAAATGTAAGCAATGTTTCCCTCCTTCCTATTTGTATAGTTCCTTAAATCCGATTATCTTGATTGTGCCTCTAAAATTCGTCAACCACGGGATTTTTTTATTCGCTTTCGGTTTAATAACAAAATACTCAAAATTCGTTCGATTGTTGACGTTCGTTTCATTCGTCCCGGACGCTAGCACCGTTTCAATCCCACGCAAGAGTAGCTTCTGTCCGGATCTGATCGGCGTTTCTTCATGCCGATAAGTAAACCGACGGCCGTCAATTTCAACAAAAAAGTTGGTATTGTCAGCAATCGCGGTCAATTCCACGGCAAACGGAACTTCTAATTGACTAAGTGTAGCCGTTCCCGCATAATCAAACGTATCCGTTAAAAGTGTGATATTCTTCGGAATTGTTTCGCCATACGGCAATTCTGAAGTAACAAAACCAAAAGAAACGTTATATTTCAATCCAGCAGAAGATTTTCCGATGAATTCATATTCAACCGAACCATTATTGACGACCTTATAACGATATTTCCATGCCCTATGAGGTATCGTTTTAAGGTTTAATTCTCCCGTTGTTTGTCCGGCCAACTCGAACTCGTATAAATCATCACGCTTGGGGTACATTTTGGTAATGTAAAAACCATCATCACCTAAAACATATCGATTCAGTTCGTCTTTTTTATCAAAAAAGTCTTCCATCGTTGGGACGGTAAGCCTTGCTTTTACTTCTATTGTTTTTTCGGTATAGGTCAAGCCGTCAAAAATCCGACCATTACGACCTTTTACCGTTCGTGTTGAGATATCCACGGCCGGGGAAGAATCATCGACCGTGATATTATATAAGCCTAGATCGGACAATCTCCGAATCTGACCGTCTTTTTCAATCAATAAATCCATGAGTCCCCCTTACGCGAAATATTCAGAAAGTGCTTGTTTTCTAGCGTCTTTCTCTTTGATTGTTGTATAAATCTTGTCGCCCACAATTTCGTTATGGACTTCAAATTTCCGTTCAGATAATTGCGAGTTTTTAACGTCGTTGCTCAAGTTTTCAAGTGAAGAACGAACGCCCGCACTTGTGACGCTTGCTGACGTAGTGAGCACGCTATTTGTTTGGTAATCTTGATCGGTGATAGCTTGCGCGTATTGTTTCGATACGTCGTTAATGTCTTTCACCCATCTAGACATACCATTATAGAGCCCTTCACCAGTGAAGCCCCCTATCTTATCCATAACCCGTGATGGTGAATGGATAGAGAGAGCAGAACGCATAGTTCTAGCAATGCTTGAAGCGATTCTGCTTGCAAGCGAATATAGAAACCCAGCCATCGAGGCAAGACCATTATATAGACCGGCACCGGCATTATAACCGACGTTACTCAATAAGCTCGGGAGGCTTCTAAACGTTGCGGCAATGTTACTTTTTGCACTAGAAGCTAGCGACGTAACGCGAGAGAGTCCAGATTGTATTGTGTTACCAAAATAGTTCATTCCGCTAGCTGCGCTTGTCGTAATATTGCTAAATGTATCATTGAACGCTTTAGCCATCTGCGAACCGCTTTGATTGCTAACTTGTGAAATTTTATCAAGTCCAGTTTGAACCGCTTGAGCCGTTGCTTGCATAGCTTTTTCAACGGTATTTTGCATTTCTTGATAATTTTTCGCAATCGATTGCGATAACTGCGAGCTTGATTGTTCCGCGCTTGTTGAAACGCGATTGAAATCAGATTCCGCGCTTGTTGCTAACGTATTTGTAGCCGTCGTCGCTCCCGCTTGCATTTGTTGGAAGTTGCTCACAACTCCAGAATTCGCAAGTTGGGCATTCGTGTTCGCGGTAGTCGATACTCCGGCCGTACTTGCGTTGGCATTATTAAGCAGCTGATCTAATTGATAGCTTGCGTTCGCGTTTAAATCACTAACATTTGAAACAACATTTGAACTCATGGCGCTTGTTTGAGCTGTCGCGTTTGTTTGTGCTTGAGTGAACGCAATATCGCTATTTGTCGCGAACTGTTGAGTTTGCAAAGTCCCGTTTGCGTTCATAAGACCAAAGTTTGACGAAACATTTTGCTGCATTGTCGTAGTCTGAGTTGTAGCGCTATCGGTAATACCCAGCATATTATTATTGACGTCCGTTAACATAGTGCCCGTGGACGCGCTAACGCTCGATTGCATTTGTTGGTAATTCGTACTTACGCCCGTATTTGCAAGAGAAGCGTCTGCTGTGATTTTAGCTGTTGTCGTTCCGCTTCGAGATTCGATATGGTCCGATGTTGCGTTGATTGTCGCTTGAACCTTCGCTCCGCCTTCTTCAGTTTTTCCACTGATCCAGTCCCAGATACCGCCGAAGAAGTTCCCTACTGCTTCGCCTACTCCTTTAAGCGCGTTCGGAATGAATTCGAGAGCTGCTTTACCGAATCCCATGACAATATCCCAAGCTGCTTTGACGATTTTAGGTAATCCGGTAATGATAGCCATTGCGAGTTGGATAATCAATTGCAAACCAGCCATAACAAGTTGTGGTAAGGCTTGAGCGATTCCCATGATTAACTGACCGATAATTTGTATACCAGATTGTGCAATCTGTGGTAAGGCATTGATAAGCCCTCGAACCAAAGTAACAATTAAACGAATACCACCTTGTAAGATGGCCGGTAAGTTTTGGATAATCGTTTGGATAAATCCGACAATAACTTGTGTCGCAATCTGAATAATCGTCGGTAACGCTTGAACGATACCTTTTACGACGTTCATCAAGATTTGAATCCCTTGTTCTAAAATTTGAGGGAAATTCGCTTGCAAGTTATTGATAAAGTTCGTCACAATTTGTTGAGCTGTTGAAAGTAATTGCGGGATATTCTGTAAAATCCCTTGTGTTACGTTTACCAGTAATTGCATACCGATAGAAATCAACTGTGGTAATGCTGATAGTAACGTATTTACAAGCGTTCCGATTATTGTTATCGCTGAAGATATCAAAGAGCCGGCATTTTGCCCCACTCCTTGCACTAAGCTAGCGATAAGCTGAATTCCAGCATTTACAATAACCGGAAACATTGTCGCGAATGTTTGCGCCAGTTTTGCGATTAAGTCCGCACCGGAAGCGATAAGCGCTGGAATCTGTGATGTAATACCAGAAACTAAGTTCTGAATAATTTGTGGTCCTTTAGTCGTTACCGTGTTTAGTAACTGATCTATTTGTTGCCCGAATTGTTGATTGATTAAACCTAAACCGGCGACAACAAGCCCGAGAATAGCTGCTGGACCAATAGCAGCAAGAGCGATTCCCATAAGAGTGGTAATATCGCTCAACATCCCCCCAAGAAGCCCTATTCCTGACCCAGCAACACGGCCTAGAACTTTAGGAATTCCCCCTATTTTACTACCAAAACTGACAACAGAACCAGCAACGCTCTCGAATGAATTAAAAGCAACTGTTCCGAATTCTAGCGTTTTAGAGGCAACAAATCCCAAGCCTTTAGAAAGTGAGGAAAGATTGCGGACCGCCGGACCAAAAGCAAAAGCACCTACCAAGCCCATAATAGCTGGTTCTAAACTAACCATTATGCTTTCAAATTTGCCCGCTTGTTCCTCGGTCATTTTTGTACCGTTCAAAAACTGATTAAGAGCTGGATTCAATGAGTTTAAAGCGTCAAGGAATGTTTGTAACCCTTTAGAGTTGGAAATTTTATCCACTAGCTTATCAACGTATTTTACTAACGTTGTAAGCACCGGCAAGACTGCTGTCCCGACCTTGATTTGCAACGTTTCAAACGAACCATTCAAGGCCTCGATAGCCCCTTTTAAGTTGTTCAATTTTTCCGCCGCTACTTGTGAAGCCGTGACTTTATCGATAGCGGCTTGCATATTATTTGCGCCATCTGCTCCCTCGTTCATCGCGATAGTTGCAGCACGCACCGCGTCCGTACCGAATAACGTCTTCAAGGCCATTTGTTTTTCTGCATCCGTTAAATTCCCCAACTTATCTTTCAAAACTTGAGAAATTTCCGCAAATGATTTTACTTTTCCTTCTGCTGTGAAGAATTGGTTTGCCCCGTCCTCGGTAATGATTCCGAGTTCTTGCATTGCTTTATACTGCCCCTTGGTTGTCGGTTGCAAGTTCATAAGCATTGTCTTGAGCGATGTCCCGGCGTCTGAACCTTTAAGTCCGTTTTGCGCGAATACTGCGAGGGCGTTTGTGGTATCACGGAATGATAAACCAAGCCCTGAAGCGACCGGCGCAACCATAGAAAGCCCGTACTTCAATTCGTGGACGTCTGTCGCTGAAGCGTTCGCTGCTCCCGCTAGTTGGTTCGCTGCTTGCGTTGCATTCATGCCGTCACGTTTAAACGCGTTTAAAGCTGTCGAAGTAATTTCCGCCGCTTCCTTCAAGTCGAGCTCCCCGGCGGTTGCTAAGTTAAGCGACGCGGTAAGTCCACCGTTTAGGATGTCTTGCGTGGAAACCCCAGCTTTTGCTAGTTCACCCACGGCGTCCGCTGCTTCCGCTGCTGAAAAGGCTGTATCTGCCCCGGCTTTAATAGCTGCGTCGTTGAATTTCTTCATCGTTTCTTCGCTTTCGCCAGTAACCGCCTTGATATTGCTCATTTTAGCCTCGAACTCGGCCGCTTTTGAAACGGTGCTCTTGATTGCTTGCTTTCCGAGTTCAAAAGCCTTATATGCAGCAGCGACTCCAATAACTTGTTTCAATAACCCACTAGAAGCACTTGTAGCGCTGTTCGTATGGCTTACAATTCCAGTTAAAGCACTAACAGCTTTCTGTCCGGTTGTTTGAAACGCATTTCCGAGCGTCCCTCCGACTTGTGTCGCGAGCCTATTCGTTGCTGATAACAAACGCCCACCGAATGAGTTACTAACTCGATCCGCGAAGCCGTTTACTTTCGTCGTCAAGCCTGAAAACAAGCTAGACCATGAAGAATTGATAGGATTTAAAACCCTTTGACCGAGCGAGCTTGTCACTCGTTGCGCTGCTGACAAGACGCGAGCCTCGAAAGCTGCTAAACTATTGGCGATGTCATTAAACGCGGACTTGTAAGGCCCACTCATATTTTTAGCAGAATTCGCAAATACCGAACCGATTGAATGAGCTTTCGAGCTGATTCGTGTCGCCATTGAGTCGATACTGTTCGCCATTTCTGCAAAAGTGCTCTTTGGTGATTTTATCGCGTTTGCGATGTCAAAACTAAACGCTTTTTTAAACCCTGAATTAACTTTTGAACCGAACGACAAAATTTCATTTTTCATCGTCCCAAAAATGCCTTTTATATCATTTGATAGACGGATAAGGCCATTTCTCAAGGGTTCGGGCAATTTTGCGCCAATGTTTGAAGCGATACGCTGAAGCTCACCCATAGCGATTTTTAACCCACCAGTCAGGCCTTGACCGATTTTAGAGCCTATCGATTGATTGTTGCTTGCTAGTCGGTTCATCAATTCCCCAACTTCACGAATCATCTGATTAGCGCTTTTAGAAGCAGATTGCGCCGCTGTTTCAAACGCTTTTTTAGTTGAATTCACGACCTCGTTCATCGCCTTATCGTATTCGGTTAAATCCGCACCAATAAGGGCTTCGATTGAGCCATCAAAAGCCATCACTTCACCTCCTTTTTCTTTTTTAATGTCTATTTCGGAAATGCTCGTTCAATCGTTCAATTTTCGCGAGTAAATCCTCGTTGTTTCTATTGTCGTTATCTTTTGGACTAAACAATCGTCTAACTTTGTCACGATCCTTTTTCTTGCTTAGCTTGCTTACTTCCGCTTTTTTCGCGTTAAGTGTGTATCGTAAATTAAAGGCAAGCTCGACAAGATTTTCTCTTTCTTCAATGCTGCGATAGTATAGACCTTCACGAATCGCGTCAAGCTCTCTTTTGCTGCAAGAATAAATAATTCGTGTATCTGTTAGACCTAAACGGGCGCACTCAATTAAGAGATTGCGTTCTTCAACCTTCCAATTTGTGCTTCCGTTTGTTCGATCTGGAATTGTGCCGTTGCTTGATCTTGTGCTGTTTCTGCTTTCGCCTTCAAATACTTCAAGGCCAATTCGAGCTTCTCGATATACTTCAAAACTTTTTCGTTGAAAAAACCTGAATCCACCATTTCTTCTTCAATAGCTTTAAAGATTGGCTCGGTAGTTGTCGCGCCCAATTCTTCCAATTTAGCTGAAATAGCTGTCAATGCTTCATCGTCTGATACGGCTTTCGCTTTCTTGCTTGCGCATAACTTGATTAAATCAACTAACGCCGAATCGTTACGCTCAACTACTCGAAGGAATAACGCGCCCACGCCGTCTTCGTTTGGTTGTCCGTTGTCGTCGCGACTTGACAATTCGCGATTGACTTTAAACATAAGCATATAATCAAATTTAATTTCGATTGCACGGCTTCCGACTGTAAATTCCATAGTTTATACTCCTTTTAGTTAAAAAAATAAAAGCAAAAGGGCTTTTGACGGCCCTCTTGCTTGAAAAATTAGCGTGTGATGTTGTTGTAATCGCCAGTTGTTTCGCCCGGATTTTGGTAATCATATACTTCATTAAGCATATTGATTTCTTCGGTTGAAAGCGGGAATTTCCCGTCGCGAAGACGTCCAACGATTCCGACTGTATAGTTAAGTTCAGTAAATCCATCAATCGCGTCGTCAAATTCGATATCGTCTGTGATTTTACCGTAACCGAATTGCGCTGGATAAGTGTCTTTACCAGTTGACGTGTCTTTTACGCTTTCGTCAACGATAACGCGCCAGATTTTGACTGATTCACCCGTTTTTTGAGCGTCCAAGATAACTTTAACTGATGGATCTTTTGGTGCAAAGTATTGAGTCAACTCGATAGAGTGCTCGTCGGTTGCTTTTTCAAGCAAACGCCCTTGTTGTGTTTGTTCGTCGATGTATTCACCACCCATTGTGGTAGAACCATCTTTGCGGTAAGCTGGAAGCATTGCTCCCGTGCCTTTTTCTGCGTGAATTGATTGAATAAAGTAAAATACTTTTTTACCTACGATTGGCTTCGCAATCGTAATTTTAATTTTTGCCTTGTCTTCTGCTTCACCCATATTTTAAAACTCCTTTTTAATAAATAATTTCTGTTAAATTTAAAACGATATGATAGACCTCTCGACCTACTGTATTATCTTTTAAAACATTTGTAGCCATTCTCGAATTTCTTCCGATACGCCTGATAGCTTCAGAGCGCACTCTTTCGACCTCTCCGCGACTTTCATCGCCCGGTAGGAATATATCCACCTGAACGCTTAAATCCTCGATAATAAGCCCTGTTTGGACTGTTTTCGACGTGTCCGAGCTCGTTTGACTGATAACGATAAACGGCTCTAGCGTTTCCGGTTCCGGAAGATTAAAGTAAATCGGAAGGTTTAACGGCTTCAATTTTTCGCGAATATTCGCGAGCGCTTTTACTGAAGGTGTTTCAAAAGTCATAAATCACCTCCTAAACATTTTGTGAAGGTTCTTGAATAGAACCTCACTTTCTTCTTTCATTGCCGGACCGAGGAAAGGTTGCGCCTTCATTTTACGCGTCCCAAGTTCCACATAGACGGAGTAACCAGCCGGGGACGTTACTTTGTATCGTAACATTCCTAAACGAGCAACAAAGATACCGTTCCGCATGAATCCGGTATCGACTGCTGCTTTCATTTTAGCTTTACGCTCAACCCGTAATGCCGAACGTTGAAGCTCCGCGCTTACTGCCCGCCTTGCCTGTTTTGGTTTACCTTGTACGCGACGAATGAACTTATCAAGCCCCTTGACTTTATAAGTAAAACTCATAAATAAATCACCGTGCTATTATGATGGTATCTTTTGCCTTTGATTTTCATCTTACGCCCTTTATAAACCACTTCGGAAAAATCCTTATGGATACCTTGCAAGTGCAACTTGAACGCGTCGAAGTCGTACTTACCAAAAAGCCCCATCATTTCATAGTTTGACATGGCATTTTTCATACAAGGTATCGGGGAGCTGTTACGCTTTCCCGTTTTCTCGAATAATTCATCGCTCGGACGTGTTTCAAAAATCAAAACAACGCGATCATTATAAATCATACGCGCCCCCCCCTTAAATAAATCTAGCGATTCCACGGGCGCGATTTTTGACTGCTAGGCTTTCCAAAATAGCCTTGTTATCATCTGTTAGATAGCTATCCTCCCAAGTAAAGCTCCGGCCTTCTTCGCTGTCAGCGGTTGCCCCTTCAGAATTTAAGCGGTTAAATCGACTAACAGCCACATCACGAAGAATATAACTCACGCTATCCGGCAATTCTGCCAATGGAAAGTCCGAAAAGCGGTTGACGAACGCGATAATACGCTCGAAACTATCCTTCACAATTAAGGCCAAAAGTTCGTCTTGCTCATTGTCGCTTTCCGGAATTCCTTTCAATAAACGAATTTCTTTCGTTACTTTTTCTAGTTCAATAGCTGCCATCGTTTACCTCTTAATTATCCGCCGGGTACTACTGTTGGTGCTTCGATTGTAGCCTCAACCACGCCATCCGGAATTTCAGCAAAAAGAACGTTAGCTCCAAAGAATACTGATTCAAAAGTAAGGTTGTTCAAGTGACGGTCACGGCTTACAGCAATTACGCCAGTTTCATCTGTGAAGTCAGCAAACAATCCGCCCAAGTCACCGTTAGCAACGTTTAGATAAGCGAATACCAAGTTTTCGACTGCTGTCGTGTAAATCTTACCTTTCGGACATGATGGCATAACGATAACGTTTTGCATACCGAGGAAGTTTTGCAAGAGTGTGAATCCGAAAACGTTTGAAGCGTCTGAAGCGACCGGAGTATTTCCGAGGTATTCCGCAACGTCAAGCGGGTTTACGAATGATACAAGCGGAGAACCTTCAAACTCATTTACAGTTGTTAGTTTGCCCCAACTTTGCGCAAGTGCTTCTTGCAAGCCTTTACCTTTAACTTTAGTCTTAGTCTTTTTAAGGTAAGTCAAGAAGTCTTCTTTGATTCCGTTTTGAATTTCGCGAAGAAGACGTGTGTCAGCTTCGGAAATTGCGCGTGACGCACCGTGACGGGCGATAGCTTCAGCAGATACCGCACGGCGTTTCTTGAACCATGTTACAGTATATTCTTGATCTTTCGCACGACTTACTTTTGAAAGTGGAATTGTTTCACCTTCAGCCGTTACCGTGTTATCAATATCAGTCGTCCATTTGTACGTTTGGATTTTAAGGTCATTTGTCAATTCTTGACGACGTGTAACCCCCAAAAGGCGGAGCAAGTCGTTGATATTTTTAGAAAACTTGTTGACAAAATCAATAGACTTAATTTCGCCCAAGTCGTTCATAGTTGTTAATTTATTTTCAGCCATATTTTAGCCCTTTCTAATTTTTAAATAGTCCAATGTTTGCAGCAATTAAGGCTTGACGTTGTTCGTCGTCCTCAACCGCCATAATTTCAGCTTTTGTCAGCGATACCGGTCCAGTTCCCTTTCGTGGTGCTTTCTGTGCCAAGCGTTCATCGACGCGACTTTCTACCGCTTTATCGAATACCGAACGCAATAGCCCGATTTTCTCTTTGGTGACTTCCGCCGTTTCAGAAATAACAAAGTCCAAGAATTCAACCGGCAATCCTTCTTCGCTCAAAAGCGTTTGAGTTGCTACTCGCATTTCTTTTTCTGCAAGTACGCGCTCACGTTCTTCGATTGCTTGAATTCGTCGCGCTTCTTCTTCTTTTGCGCGTTCGTCTTTTGTCATTTTAGCCAAGCGTTCGCCTTCGCTTTTCGCTTGTTCGATAATTTCCGCTTGTTCATCTTCCCACTTCGCACGTTCAGCCGCTAGCATTTTACCAATTTCCGCCCGTGTAAAGGTTCGTTCCGTTTTCTCTTGCTTAGTTTCAACTTGTTCTTCCTGAGTGACGTCTTGCTCAAGTGCTTCAGTTTCAACGTTTGCGTGTGTATTTTCTGACATAATTTTCCTCCGATGGTTACGCCATCAATCGATATTCTCGTTTTACGCCCGGCGGCGAAACAATGCAGCTTTTAAAGTCTTCCGCATAGTCTGGACAACAAAAAAGCGGTCTATTCCCGCTTGTCAAGATACCGGATCACCTCCTTATCTATTTGAACGTTCTTTATTTGCTTGTCTAATTCCGTCAATCAGTCCGGCAATGATAGCCCAACCTACCAAAACCAAAACAGAAAAACAGATTAAGCCAGCGACCAAAGAAACAAGAACCCAGATATTCATCATTATTCCCCTTCCTTATTTCAAGCATAAAAAAAGCGCCTAGATTATTATCTAAGTGCTTATTTTTATACAAAATGAACTTCTTGACCTTCCATCAATGTTTCTGCTTTTGAAATCAAGACCTCTGAAAAAATGTTTGTCGGAGTTCCCACAACTTTATAGTAATTTTCAAAATCAACGGTCAAAAATTTGCCTACTACTCCGGATTCGGGGACATTTTTGTCTAAATTAACAGACGTCCCGAATGGTAATTGTAAAATATGTTTAATCTTCATATTTTTTCAACTTCTCCTTCCAATACTTCAGATTCTTCTTTGTTTGTTCGCTTTCGTTTCTAGGTATATTATACCTCTTTTCTACCGAAAGTAAATAGTTTTGCGCGTCTATTTCAGCTTTTATTTTACTAATATTATCGTTTGGATCGATTTTCCCGTTTCTATACTGTTCTGCATGATATAATTCTTCCAACACTTCTGAAATTGTCGGTTTTGTAGGCAATATAATAGTTTTCTCGTTGTAATTTACAGCAGCCGCGCCAACTTTCTTCAGATATTGGTCACCCTCTAGACTTTGAAAAATCACGCCTCCTCTTTGTCTGAAATCTCTAGTTAAACGATTTTGTCTTGCTTTATTTATCGGACGCCGCTTATTCGAATCTTTATTTCTAAAAAGCGCTTTTGATTTATCACTAGCGTCTTCAGGTCTTTCTTCTACTCCTTCCCCGTTCAATTCGCCTTCATCCGGCATAATAGTAGAACGACAATTATAATGAAACGGGGGCATATTAACCCCGACTTGCGCGTCCTCGAGCTTGTACAGTTTATCTTCTTGTGCAATTCGCCGGCAAATTTGAGTCGTCCGATTGTCTAAAACGACCAAAATCCGATAGTATTTCAAACCTTCACGTTTATATCGTTTTATGGTTGCGCGGTTTATGATTGCTGTTGCGTCTGTTCGGACTAGCGTTTCAGCCCTCGAACGTGCCACATTAAATTCTTTTCGTATTTCTCGCGCCATTTCATGGGGACTATCGCCACGGATAAAACCTTGACGGAAAACCTTCTTCAAGCTATCTGCTAGCGTGTCAGTATTCCCCCAAAGTTGCTCGGAATAGTTCCGGCCATTGAATGGCGTCTTGATAACTTCTTCAAATGCTGGACGGTTGACCGCACCCGCACGCCCACCGTGTGCCTTTTTATAAGCAAATTCCGCAACGTCGTATAGATACTTTTCAAAACTCTTATGAAGTGCCCCAGCAAGCACGCCAGCGCGATATACTGCTTCAGCGTGTAAGGCTTCAATCCTAAGTGCTTGAGCTGCCGAATATTGTTCATTTAAACGTTTCAATAATTCCGGATCGTTTTCAGCTTGCTCGCGATACTTACGAGCGTTTTCCACATAATCGCTTAAATCTTCACCCCTCAATCGTTTCATAGCGTCTTGATAGGTCATTTCGTGATCTTCAGCGTATTTTGTGTAAAAGTCAAAAATCGCTCTTTGTAGCTTCACCGACTGCGCCCGATAAGTTTTTTCTAACTCAGCAAAAAAATCAATATCTTTTCGGTCAACGTACTCGAATATTTCTCGAGCGCGTCCCGTCCAGTATTCATCATGGCTTGTTAGCTTCTTCAGTTTGTTCATCCGCTACCTCGTTTTCTTGTGTGATTCGTGGTAACATTTCAAGCGCCTTTTCCGTGTCTTCCTTCAGTCGTTTCAATTCCGTTTCAGCATTGACTCCAGTCACGCGCTCAAGAATTTCGACAATAGTTTGTTCACTTACAACGCCGTAAAGGTTCTTAACGATTGCCACCATTTCATTATTATTTTGTGGTAAGTTCGGAGTGAACACGATATCGGTTTGATTGATAAGGTTATAATTCCCAGAATCATTTCCTTTGATTTTCCAGATATTAACCGCTAGACGTAAGCGACGCATGAGTCCCTTTTCAAACAAAAGCTCTTGTTTGCCCCGGTAATTGTCCGCTGCCATCATCTTATATTTCATCGCTTCGCCAGACTGTGTGCCTGCGAAATTGCTATCGGTTGTGTCCGGCGTGAACGTAAAGCGTAAAATATCATTTACTAAGCGCTCTTTATAGGCTTCAGCTCCGGCTGTGTCGTATGTTTTAACGAGATAGTGAGCAGACGGCGACGACCCTCCAGGAATCGGGTTATCGTCAAGAATCAAAATTTTTGCTTTCTTGAACGACTGCGAAACGGCTAAGCGACCGTTCGGATTGATTCGACCATCTTCTAAAAAGTCTTTATCTTCCACGCCGGTAAACGGATTGCCAGAGATAACCAGTAAGGCCTCGTTGCTGTCTTGTTGGAAGTTAGCAAGCTCTGACTGTGACAAGTCGTAAGCGTCGATAGAGTCAAGCACAGCCTCAAACGCTCCGGTTCGGTCTGTGTTATTGCTAAACTCGTTAACCGGTACGCCATTAAAGAAATGATCACTTTTTTCTTTCAGTCGAAGCGTGTCCGCTTCCTGATTATCATCCACATACTCGTATACGGTATCATCGGTATATACTTTCACAAAATCGCGTTTGTGTCCGTTTCCGTAACTAATAGAGTAATAGTTGACCGCCATCAAAGAGCGCTGTTCATAACTATCGTCATAAATAACGAAAGTTTGTTCCGGGTTCATTCGATAGAGTTTCACCCAAACCGAGCCGTCCACATCCTGAAACGTATTTAGCAATTCATAAGCACGGCCATAAATAGCTAAGTCTGTTTTGATAGCCACGTTATGATCTTGCTCGTTGTTTTGTTTGCTAAAATTATCAATTAAGGCTTGAATTTCCGCGTTTTCGTTCTTGTATTCGACCGGATTCCCCAGCATATACCCTTGTTCAAAAACCGTGATATATTTCGCCCAATCGCTCGCGATTCGATTATCTGCGCTGTATGGATCGCTTTTATCATCACGATACTTGATATTATTATCAGCTAGATAATACCGCTTCAGTTCTTTCAAGCGGTCCAGTTGTTCTGCTCGGTGAGTTCCGACGAAATTTTTCAGCCGTGCAATCCATTTCTGACTTTCAAATTCGATTGTTTCAAAGTCTTCGATTGTCATCATGAATTGACGGTTGGCGCTCTCGTCAAAACGCCGTCCTTTTAAGAATTTCAATTTCTTTCATTCCTCCTTTTAGAAATAATATTGCGCGCTTGCCATACGTTCTTTTACTGTACTGCTCGTATCGTAAACGTGCTGTGAATAAATCGCGTACCTTATCGCGTCCAGAACGTCGTCATGCTCTTTGACCGGTTCGCCCGTTCGCTCGTTCCAAACATACTGATATATTTCATCTTTGAACTTGCTGACCTTATCTGAAGCAACAAAAAAGCGACCGCCCTTCATGAGCTTCGCCACTTCTTCAATCCCAGATAATACCGACTTATACGCATTAAAACACTTGAGCCGTTCGCGGTTAAACCTTCCGACGTGTTCGGGGCGCGCCGAGTCTGCCCAAAAGAATATATCGCCATAGCGCGCTTTTATGTCTTTTGCAAGGTCTACCCAAAAATCAATTTCTTTGTACTGGTAAGCGTGTTCCTCCAAAATATACACATCGCCCGCCTCAGTCTGACCGACGACCACGATAGAGCCCCAGTGTTCATAACCCCAGTCAACCCCCGCGTAAATCTTCGCGAAATGCTCGGGCAATTCGTTTACATACATATCTTCTTTAAAGTCACGATAGACCGCACCTTCACCAATCACCCAGCGCCCGTATATCCCGCGCTCGGTAAACATACCGGAAGGCGTCGTCGCGATTAAGTTATCGACATATCGTTGATTCAAGAATGTATTATCAAAAATTGTAAAATGATTGGCAAGGATTTTCTCGCCGTCAGCCTTGTCGATATAATCAACTTTTAGCCAATGTTTCGGATGATCCGGGTTTGTATCGCATATAATACGCGCACCGTACCCCGAGCAACGTTTTAAAATTTCGTCAAATACCTCTTTATTCGCCAGCGTCGCCTCGTTTACGTAAGCCCCGAATGCTGTCATACCACGAATCGCTTTCAAGCCCGCTATCGAACCCGTAAACGTTGTGACGACATACACCCCGAAAAGTGTAAAATTTCCGTGTCTGTCAAAACGGAATTCGTGCCCGTAAGCGTCCGTAATTTCGCGTAAGATATTCGTTTGCAACGTCCCAGACGATACCGCGCCCAGAATATACATCGGAGTTTGAACCCCGACTTTTGCAGCGTTCTTTTTGACGCGTTTCAGCTCCATTAAAAAAAGATCGTTGTCAAGTTTTGTCTTTCCGGCCCGTACTGCCCCGTGGTTTATCATCATGTACCAATCACGGGATAGAGAACGCCTCAAGATTGCAATCTGTTTATCTGTATAAAGCCGGTCAAGAGTCATTTTGAATCACCCCTTCCAACTTATCAAAATAATCAGCCATGATATCTTCGGAAGCAACGCCACCCTCAAGCTGCTGCTCGCGTTTCTTGTTTTCGAGTTGCATTGCCTTAACGCGTTCTTTCTGTTCTTTCTTGTCGAGGTTGTCTTTCGTGCCCTCGTTGCCGTTCATCTTCGCTAGTAACTCAATAGCTCGCATATCGCCTTTTAAGGCTTTCTGCAAAAGAACCGTCACGACTGCCGTCTGATTTGTAGCGCTCAAACCCTTTTCTTCGAGCGTTTCTTTGAGTTGCGGACTAAATACGTCCATCGATAAAATCTCGTTTACTTTCTTTTTTAAGTCTGCTTTTTCCCTTCGAGCTTTCCCGGAGGCGATACCGCCTTTTCGTGAAATTTCCCTTGCTTCTTTCTTGGTTCGCTCGGTAACTGGAATCAAATTTTCTGTTCCATCTCTTGGCAATTCTTACCTCCTTTTCAAACAAAAAAATCACAAGTGCCATTGCTTGTGATTCTATTCTATATAGTTAAAAAAGGATATTTTTACGCTATTTAAAAACAAGAAAAAAAGCCCCGACATTAAGTTGAGGCTAAAGACTATAGGCGGACGGATTTCAACCGTCGTCTTGATAATAACACATGCTTCAATAGCTAGATACTACTATATTCAGTGCACCCTCGCCATATCCATCACTTTTTTATAGTGTCATACCATGTTTTCACTCGTAAACTACTATCCTATTTCTTGTTTCTATTATACCAAGAATTTACAGCTTTTTCAACTATCTTTATATCCTTAGAACTCAAGGCGTGAGTCCCTCTATATTCCTCATGATTGTAACCGTAATGAACATGAGGTAATGTTAAAACACCGTTTACT